AGTTGGCAACTACCCCGCAGCCTGTACGGAAGCTGGGACCAAGGCGTGGTGTCCGATGTGGTGTCGTATGAAGTCCGCTACAAGCAAGGCGGCCTGATCGACAGCAATCCCGCAACCACATGGGAACAGGGAATTGAGTTGTATTCCGGTGGTGTGACCGCCGCGCAGCAATGGTTTGAGACCAGCTTGTTCGACACCGACGAATGGACCGTGATGGTCAAATCGGTAGATGCCACCCAATGGCGCAGCGACACTCCCGCCACCATCCTGCTCAACGTTGGCGCCCCGCCGATCAGCAACGCCGTCTACGACGAATGCATCGACAACACAACATGGCCGGGAAGCTACATCAACGCTGCTATTAGCGATAACTATTACCTGATCACTCAAGACGGTATTTTCCTGACCACGCAAAACGGCGCCTACATCACTGGCGACACCGGCAACGACGTACTGCAACAGATCAACCCGCTGGAAGACGCCTACTACACCTGGAACTTCGATAACAACTTCCTTGAAAGCGCCATCCTGATTACCACCACCGCCACGGCAACGTACCAGCACAGCATTGGCGCCTTGGCCGGCGCAGACACCGTTCTGTTCCAAGAAAATGACGATGATATTTTCCAAGAAAACGACGATCAGATTTTTGCCGAGCAACGTACCTACGGCGCTGGTGTTCTTTCCGGTGAATCGTCTGGCGTTTTGCACCCCTACGCGCCGTATGAGCGTTTGATCGAAGATGTGTACCAAGTTCAGACATTGATTCGCAGCAAAGACGGCGTATCCCCTGGTGCCATCAGCGACATCTGTTTTGAGCTGGATTACCCCGATGTGATCGAATCTCAGAATGATGTGGCCATCAGCAGCAGTGGAGCTGGAACTGCCATCCCGCTGACCAAACCATTCCGCGCCGTCAAGTCCGTTCAGGTCACGCTGCAGGACACCGGAACCGGCGCCATCAACGCCATTGTTCTGTCTAAGACCACCAGCAGCGTTACAGTGAAGTGCGTCAATAGTTCTGGTACAGCAGTGGCTGGACTGATCGACATCACTGTGGTGGGGTACTGAGATGGCTGGCTTACGGATCTCCCAGTTACCCGCCGCAACAGCGATTGCCAGCGCGGATCTCCTGCCATTTTCCAGCGTCAGTGGCTCCCAGACTCGGCGCATCACGGCCAACAACCTTGCACTGGCACTGGGTTTGCTTGGTACAAGCGTTGGACCGACGCAGCCTTCCACCCCTGCCAACGGTCAACTTTGGGTCGATACCAGCAGCAACCCGCCGTTGCTCAAGGTTTGGAATGGCGCCACGTTCACCATCGTCTCGTTCCAGCCCGGCGCGTCGATCATCACCAATCCCTCAGCCAGCGCACCGGGTAGTCCGGCACTGGGTCAGTTGTGGCAAGACACAGCGCAGACGCCAGACGAACTGAAGATGTGGGACGGCACCAACTGGGTGCGCGTTGACCCTGACGGCATTGACCAAACCTTTGCGGACGCCCGTTACCTACAGATCACCACTGCAGCCAGCACCTACCTAGCTCTGGCTGGTGGGACGATGACCGGCAACCTGACGCTGGTGGGCAATCCCAGTACCACGAACATGGCCGCCAACAAAGGCTATGTGGATACTCAGATTGCAGCGATTCCAGCAGCCAGCGATATGACACCGGCTGGCACCATAATCTGGAGCGCACGCAACACTGCACCAACCGGCTATCTGAAGGCCAATGGTGCAGCAATCAGCCGCACAACTTACGCAACATTGTTTAGCGCCATCGGCACCACATTTGGTTCAGGCGATGGCTCCACCACCTTCAACGTACCAGATCTGCGCGGTGAATTTGCCCGTGGCTGGGACGATGGACGCGGCATTGATACGGGTCGAACTTTCGGCTCCGCACAGTCCAGCGCCAACTTGGCTCACGCGCACGGCATCAGTGATCCGGGTCACCTGCACAGCAATGGTTACGCCCAAGGATCTTCTAACGGCATCCGAGGCGGTAGTGGCGGTGACGTTAACCAGTTGGTAAATACAGGATCGGCCGTCACCGGCATCACAATCAACAACAGCGGTGACACCGAGGCACGACCCAGAAACATCGCGCTGCTGGCTTGTATCAAGACCTGAGCCGCACCTAAACTCAACCTACCGGAGCATCAACGATGGCCACCACCAAGATCACCGACCTGACGGCTTACACAGATCCGGTCAATACGGATGTGCTGCCAATCGTTGACGTCACCAGCGACGTGACCAAGAAGGTCAGTATCGCCAACGTGATGAAAAACGCCAGCCTCGGCTCCAACACGGCGCCCTGCATCGCGTTTGACGGTGACCCCAATACCGGCATCTATTCCCCCGGTGCCGATCAGGTTGCGGTGACCACCGGCGGCACGCAGCGTCTGCTGATTGATTCTGCTGGCGCGGTAACGATTGCAGGCGACCTGACTGTTAACGGTACGACCACCAATATCAACACCACCAACCTTGTTATTGAAGACAAAAATATTATCCTTGGCGATGTAACTACCCCTACCGATGTAACCGCAGACGGTGGCGGCATCACGCTGAAAGGTACGACCGATAAAACCATCAACTGGGTTGATTCCACCGATGCGTGGACCAGTTCTGAGCGTTTTAGCTATCCGCTCGGTTCTGCTGCTGCACCCACGCTGACCTTCACCGGCGATGCAAATACTGGTATTTATTCTCCCGGCGCCGATCAAGTAGCCATCTCAACTAATGGCACGGGGCGGTTGTTCGTTGATGCGAGTGGGAATGTAAGCGTCGTTAATGGAACCCTAAAACTATCCGATGGTTACCCAATCAATTGGGCCTCAGGGGCTTCCTCAATTTATGGCGGTTCAGGCGCTTCGGACATGGCGTTTACCGTAGGCTCAACCGAACGGATGAGAATAAATGGCGCCACAGGCTTTTTAGGTCTGGGGTCTAGTAGCCCTAGTGAATTGCTTGAACTGTCTGCAACAGCAGATCCAAAGATCAGATTTGTCGATGTAGGAAATACGGACGCCAAGATTGGAATCTATAGCTCTGGTCGTTTAGGTTTTGAGTTTGGCGGTACAGAGCGGATGAGCCTGAACTCAACTGGATTAGGGATAGGGACTAGTGCGCCTGACGTTTTACTGCACACGCGCATCACTGGGGCTGGAGGCGTTCCGGCCACATCAGGCACCAGTCAATCAAACGCAGCAATCCGCATTGGCGGCTCTAGCACCACAGGCGTTTTAGATTTTGGTTGCAATAGTGATGCTCCATGGATTCAATCCACCGATAGAACCGATTTAAGCCAAAAATACAAACTTCTTCTTAACCCAAACGGAGGCAACGTAGGGATTGGCACTACGAGTCCTGATGGGCGGTTACATGTTTTGCAAGGAACGACTCCAAACATTGCTCAGCTTTATGTAGGCCAAGGCGGCGGGTCAAACAACTACTACGACGCAAATAATCATTTTTTCCGTGATGGCAATCTTAATAGTGTAATTACTGCTACAAGTTCAACCATACAATTATTTACTGGTGCAGCCGAACGCGCCCGCATCGACAGCTCAGGCCGAGTAGGGATTGGCACTACGAGTCCTAGCACTGAATTACATGTTTCGGCATCTTCAGGTTATGCAGAACTGCGCTTGGCAGGCGCATCTGGCAGTGGTGGCTCTGTTGAGTTTTTTAATTCAACAACTCAGCTAGGCGACATTTTTATTGATGCGTCTAACAACATGATCTTCAGAAACGCTAGTGAGGCATTTCGTGTAGATAGTTCGCGTCGCCTCTTAGTTGGCACGTCTACTTACGACGGCAACGCAAAATTGGTTTGCCAAGGATTTGTTGGTGGAGAAACAAGTACCGGCGCGTTTGCAATTAGATATGGTTCTACAAGGCCAACTACGGCCGACATTGGAATAGGTACTGTTCGGTTTGAATCGACAAGTAATACTAACTTGAATTATCACTATGCTTCGATTTCTTGCGCGACTGATGGCGCCAGCAGCTCTGATACTGACCTTCCAGCTCGTTTAGTGT